TACCACCAGCTTAAAAGCCAATTGAAGTGTTCACCAGAATTGGAGGATCTGTATCTTATCGAAAAGGCCTTGTTGTTGGCTTTGCTGGACATGGAATTCACGGGGGTTAAAATAGACCGGGAGTATGTCCGTGCTTCCTTGAAAGACGCCACGGAAAAGATGAATCGGGTTAAACTGAAGATTCTTAATCTGATTCAAAAGGACATCGATCTTGATAGCCCAAAGCAAATCCGAGAATTTTTGCAGGAAATGAAGATCTACACAGGCAGACGAACCAAAAAGAATGAAGTCAGCGTGGATCAGCACTCTCTTGAGAAGATCAAGGGCAAACATCCTTTTGTACCGCTCTTACTCATCTACCGTAAGTTAAAGAAAATCACCTCTACTTATTTTGAAGCTTTTTTGAAGTATCTCGAGGACAACAAAGGAAATCTAAAAGGGGACGGTCACATTCGATGCAGCTTTAAACAATGTGGGGCCGTAACGGGCCGCCTCTCAAGCTCTAACCCCAATCTTCAAAACATAAGCAAACCAAGTAAAGATGGTTCTTTGAACGTTCGCAAGGCATTTGTTACTTGTTCACCCGACTATCTGATGCTGTTTATCGACCTATCTCAAATTGAGCTGAGGATGACAGCGCACTACAGCAACGACCCAATTCTGGTAGAATCTTACACAATCAAAGAAGATGTCCACACGAGAACTGCCTCGGAATTATTTGCGATCCCAAAAGAAGAGGTCACAGCACCTCAGAGGGATAAAGCTAAAACGCTTAACTTTGCTCTAATCTACGGTGCCAGTCCGGCGCGGCTTTCTGAGACCATGAAAGTCACAGAAGACGAAGCCAGGGAATTTCAACATCTTTATTTTCAAAAGTACCAGGGTATAAAAAAGTTCATTGATGATTCACACGCTCTAGTTAAACAGCAGGGGTGGGTTCAGAACTACTACGGAAGAATCAGACGGCTACCAGAAGTTCTGGATACTCCAATAACACACCCGAAGTATTGGCACATAATCAATTCGGCCTGTCGAGAAGGAACGAACTTTCTGATTCAAGGAACCTGCGCGGACCTCTTCAAGCTGGCCATCTGTAGAATTCATCGTTTGCTCAAGAAAAAGAATGCCAAATCAAAACTTATTCTGAACATTCATGACGAAGTTGTGCTGTACGTTCATCGGGATGAAATAGGCTTGATCCCGGACATCAAGTTCTGCATGGAAGATTTCTCTGATTTCAGGGTACCAATTCTGTCAGAGGCTAAATATTCTTTGACGAACTGGTCGGATAAACAAAGCTTAAGAGTTCCAGAAGATCTGGATATGTTATTTGACAAAATGACACACACAAAACTAAAGGAGATCGGGTATGCCTAAGTTTAGAATGGGTGAAAATTCGTACAACTCAAAAGATCCGTTCATCCCTAACGGAACGTATGATTTCACCGTTTCCGGGTTTGACAGAAGGGACAAGGGATCAGAAAAAGAATATCTTCATGTCAAATTCCGGCTAATGAATCATCCGGACCACAAAGGAAAGACCTATTCAGAAAACTTTTCTTTGACAATGAAGGCCGTTTGGAAACTAGAAAAGCTTCTGGGGGCAGTCGGATACCCAAACGGCGCGGAATATGATACCGATGACGATGACTTTTTGAACGAAACTTTGGTTGGAAAGCCGGTGCGTCTTATGCTGGTTACCCATGAATCGGCTCGTGGGAAAAAGCAAGGGATTGCCAATAATGGATTTTTTAAGACGGAGAGAGCTTCGTCTTTGCCGAATCCTGAGCCGGCAAAGGTCGAGGAGCCCAAAAAGAACGCGGTCCACAATTTTCTAGAGGAAGACGAGTGATGCTAAAACTACGTGATTTTCAATGCGAAAACTGTACAACCACAGAAGAAAGTCTAGAAGAAGATTCGGTAGAATCAATTATTTGTCCACACTGTGGTCAGAAAGCAGTTAGAGTTTTGTCTTCCTTTGCCACCTGGGATTCCTCCCCGGCGGCAACTAGAAAAAAGCTGGAGAAGAGGTCAAGAGCCCATTCGTTGTCCAAACAGGGTGTGGAGGAAGCCCGGCATCAGTATGATAAGGCGGTCGGAAAAATACAAACAAAATTGCACGGTTAAACTATTTTTAAAGAAATTTGGAAAATTTTGAATTTTTTGCTCTTTATCATCATCGTTAAAGGCTGAAAGAGGTGATACATGCCCCAACAACTTCCAGTTAATTTTGAATCAATCACGATTTCGTTAAACGGCCAAAAGCAGACTTTAGACCCTCAGGCCTATTTGAGGGTGGATCGTTCCAACCTCAGCGAAGAACTTGCCAACCATGCCGAGTACTATGCCTATTGGGGGTACATCGGGGCACAAGTTAATTTTAATCTGGAGGCCCTGAAGTTGGAGTGTGACATTCTCAAGGCCGACATTGATATGCAAATTCGTAAAGCTGCTGCCAACAATGCCAAAAAGGTCACTGAAGCCCAAATTGGGGCGCTAATCGACAAGGAACCGGCTTATATCGAGCTTTACAAAACGTACCTAGAGAGCAAACGTATTTCTGAATACGTGCGCTCCGTGGTGATCGCGATGTACAGTAAGTTCAAGACTTTGGAGGAATTAGCCAAAAATGAGCGAGGCGAAAATGCCATTGTTGCTCACCCAGGCGTAATGTCTCCAATTAACAACACACAAAAATAAGGAGAAAAAACATGTCAAATCAAAGCAAACTGGCTCAGAAGTATCTGAAGGACCGGGAAGAACGCAAGAACCGTAATCCTTTTGGTAGCACTGAGGGCGTCAAGTGGTTCAAGATTCCAGGGAACAGCACTGTTCGCCTTCGTTTCCTTCCCCCTATCGGCCACGACGATCCCAACAACGAGAGCCTTTTCTTCCGCCAATTCGGAATGCACTGGAACATTTCGGCTGGCGAGAAATCCTCGTTTGTTTGCCCCCGTCTGACAGCCGGATCAAATTGTCCAGTGTGTGAAAAGGCTTTCTCTTTCCGCAATTCCGTCAAGAACGGCGACCAATCCGCAGAGGAAGAGTACAAAAAGTACAAAGCCAACCTTCGTTTCATCTCTCAGGTTGTCGATCTGACCGGGGAGGAAACCTATAAACAAGGTGTTCAGCTGTTCACTTACGGCAGCACTATTCAGACGGATCTTCTCACCTACTTGGCCGACGAACGGAACTGGGGGGACTTCACCGACATGGATGAAGGCTTTGTTATAAACATCACTGCAAAGGGTCAAGGTCCTACAGTCAAGTACTCTGTGTCCCTTGACCGCCAGAATTCTTCCTTCCCGAAGGAATACCTGAATCTGCGCGTTGATTTGGACAAAATCATCACGATTCCCACCAGAGCAGAACTCGAGAAGGCTCTTAATCAGCAAGACGACTTTTCTCTGAAGGAAGACAGCCAGATGTCTTTTCTTCCCAAATCTGCCCCCACCTCTCCGGTTGTAGCAGAGGAAGAGGAAGCCGAGGAGGAAGAAGAGGGGACTACGGAACAAAAAATGACTCCGCCTCCTCCTTCTGCAGCGTCGTCCGTTAAGAAGGCTGCAAAAATGCCTAAGCCTTTTGCCCCGGCTCCTGCCGCGACAACCAATAAATCATCGGCCATCAAGAACTTCCTGATGAATGATAATTAAGAGGTTGTCCATGAAGGTCAAAACAGCAGAAACAACCATGGAAGACGGCAAGGACAAAGCGCAGGCTGAGGCTTTGGCCAAGATTGAAAAAGCTTACGGACGGGGTGCCATCATGTGTCTGGGAGAGACGGGGATCGTAAAGATCCCCGCCATCTCCACTGGGTCTATATCCCTCGATCTGATCTTAGGAATTGGTGGATTTCCCCGTGGCCGAATCACTGAAATCTTCGGACCCGAAGGTTCTGGGAAAAGTACTCTTGCTCTACAAGCGGTAGCCAATGCCCAGAAAGCTGGCGGCAGGGCAGCAATTATCGATACTGAACATGCTTTGAATATTGAGTACGCAAATGCTATTGGTATCGATGTTTCCAAACTGCTGGTGGCTCAACCCTCCAGCGGAGAAGAAGCTCTGTCGGTGGCCGAAACTTTGATCCAGTCCAACGCTATGGACATCATTGTTTTGGACTCGGTGGCTGCTGTGGTTCCTACTTCAGAGCTTGAAGGGGAGATGGGCGATGCCCAGATGGGTTCCCAGGCTCGATTGATGAGTCAAGCCATGCGTAAGCTGACTGCCATTATCTCCAAAACCAACACCTGCATGATCTTCATTAATCAGTTGAGAATGAAGATTGGTGTGATGTTCGGATG